GAGTAGCTTGCGACCGATCATAGGTAAAACTTGTTCCAGCTGGAAATTCAAGAGTGCTTTCTGAGTTAACAGTGTTAGGTCCAGAGTCACCAGTAATAGTAAGATCAACAATTTCTCTAACATCAGTTGTAAAGCTAGAAAAAGTAGAGACAGCTACTGTTTTAACTGCTTGTGTTCCAGTAGTAACCCGTGGAGTGTCACCATTAATAGTTACTGTTTGAACTTCGCGTTTACCTGTATTTGTATAACCCGCATTACCCGAATCATTGGTTACAGCAAAAGTAGCAATAGGAATTCCACCACCTTTAATCGGACCAAGATCACCTGAAGCTACTGCAATTAGATCTCTAATAGTCCAAGTCTTATCACGGTAGTTATAAATTAAGGCTTCATCACACTCACCACCAGTAGAATTAAGTGTAGGATAACAAATCCAAACTTCGTTTTCATAATGATTCAATAGAGTAAAGAGTTGTTTTTCATGGATTGGATTTAGATTGTCATAAAAGTATTCTCTTATTTTTGAACCTGCCAGTGATTGAATGTTTCCAGCATTACCTGTAAATACATAAACATCATTGTTACCAACAACTAAATGTCTACCATCAAACTCAACAACTCCACCTGTAGATAAACAACCGTATTGGTCTGTTACTGGCTGGAATGCTACAGGCGCATCAATACGACCAGTAAGTCGCATAACATGAATACTATCTGTACTATAAATATACATATTACCTTGAAGGGATTTCATTTCTTCAATAGTATTAGTCTCAGATAGAGTAAATTCATCTGCTGTACTTACACCAGCACTAAATGGATTCCAGTTATTTGGAACTGCGCCTGGAGCTGCTACGTCTGATGTCCTAACAACACCAGATAGCCTACGAATAATCTTGGTAGGATCAACTGAATCAATTTCAGTAAGGTCTCCTGCTACTAACAGATTTCCGAATGATTCAATAATACCACATCTTACTGTAACAGGATTCCTAGAGTCAATTTGAATGGTTACAGTATCACCAACAGTTAATCCATTAACAACAAGCACTGTTGTGTTAGTTGCAGTATCTGTATATATTTCAAAACTATTATTAGTGCCAACAGTTGGAGAAGCAGGTAAAGTTCCAGGAACAAAGTTAATTGTATTTGGAGTGCCTGTACCTGCAGGAGTACCTGCTGTAACACTCTTAGTATTAGTTCCTGTAACTGTAATAAAGTTAGTTGTGAAGTCTACTTTTTGACCTAAATCAAAAATAGCAGTATCGCCAACACTAAACGTATCATTGAATACAGTTTGAACAACGTTATAGCTATCCCAACCTGGAAGCTCTGCTAATACAATATTATTAATATTAGTATTACCAGCAGTATCTAGTATATAATGCGGTTTTTCAATTCCGTTATTAATAATAAAAGCAAAACCACCTGTGAAGAAAGTATGTTGCCAACCTGACTTTGTGAAAGAAAATCCATCAGTTAATGTTGTTGGCGTGATGTCTCGTTTATTACCGATATGATCTTGAATATAAATCTTTTGACCAACAGTAATGCCGTTCCTTACATAGTCAACTACCCAAATATAGTAACAACCAAGTGGTGTTACGTTAGGATTTTCCCATACTGCAAAATATCTTGTTTGTCCAAATGTTTCTCCAGGTGTAGTGATATCACTAGTAATATCATTAAGTAATAACTCACCCGTTATTTTTCTAATTGCTCCATCTTTAAATCTTACATTACGAACGTCTGAAAAGACATTCTCTGCAAGAGCGACAGGAGGAGTATCTTTGACAACCCCTTGTGATGCTACATCCACAACAGAAATAATTTCTTCTGCCATTTACTCCTCCGTTAAATAATTATTAAGAGCACTCTTTTTGGCCAGTAAGCGGGTCGATAAAGCAAGCTTCAACCTTTCCTTCTTCTGTAGCCATTTCCTGAGTTTCGCCATGTATCGTCTCTTTTTCTTCCAAGGTTTCTTGATTAAAGATCCCGAACCTTTTACCACTAAGTCTGAACGTTGTGCATCCCTTCGCCCCGCCTTTCCAGGCATCAACATAGACCTGTTTGAACTCATCATACGATACATCGTCTCCCACGTTACACGTTTTAGAACATGCTGAGTCAATGTATTTTTGTGCCATGAGTAGGACTTCGAGGTGATCTTGTACACTAATATCATTAGCAGACTTACCCTCAACTCCTTTGGAGTAGGCATAATCTTCTACACGCTCAACAATTGGACCATTAAAGGTTTGAATAGTTCTGTCATAGTAATGACTAAACACTGGCTCAATGCCACCACTTACGTTATCTGCACAGAGACTAATAGTTCCTGTAGGTGCAATACTAGTTAAGTGACTGTTACGAATACCGTTTTTCTCAATAAGATTAATAACGTCTTCGCTCAGTGTTTGAATAAATTTACCTGCTAGGTGTTTTTCTGCGTTATACAGCGGGAACGTTCCCTTTTCTCCTGCAAGTTCAGCTGAAGTTCTATATGTTTCGTCTCGAAGCGTCTCGAAGACGGTAGCCATCCAAGTAAGGAAATCAGCTGAACCGTATTCGAATCCAAGCATTTCTCCTGCGTTTGCGAGACCAGTAACTCCCAATCCCATCCGTCGTTTATTTCTTGCTTCATCTTCTTGTTCCTTAAGTGGGTAAATAGTACGGTCAATAACGTTATCCATTGCACGAACTACTTCGTGAATATCAGATTCAAACTGAGGATAATCAAAACCATTTACTTCATTTACATACTTAGCAAGGTTAAATGAACCAAGTAGACAAGCACCAAACGGTGGTAGTGGTTGTTCACCACAAGGATTAGTCGCTTCAATCTTTTCACAGTAGTAGAGATTGTTCATTTCATTAATACGATCTAAGAACAATACTCCAGGCTCTGCCCAATCCCAAGTAGATTGCATAATCTCATCCCATAATTCTACAGGGTCAATCATGTTATAGATTCGACCCTCAAACTCTAATGGGAATAAACTACCTTCTTCTAAGCATACCATAAATTTATCTGTAATACCTACAGAAATATTAAAGCCTGTTAGCTTATCGCTATTTCTTTTAGCACGGATAAAGTCATAGATGTCAGGATGATCAACCCGAAGGACGCCCATCTGTGCGCCCCTACGGTGTCCACTACTAGCGATTGTTTGACAGATAGCGTCATAGATACCCATGAAAGAAACAGGACCACTTCCCTGTGACTCAAGCGATTTAATAAGATCACCACGAGGTCTGATACGGCTAAAGTCATACCCGATACCACCACCACGGCGCATTGTCTCTGCTGCCTGTGTAGCTCGTAGCATGATGCTATCCATTGAGTCATCGATAATACCACTAACGAAACAGTTATAAGCAGTAGTAATCCGAGGACTACCCATTGCATTTTGTACTCGACCCGCTGGAAGGAACCTCATGTTACCAAGGATATCTTCTAGTTTATATTGATGCTCAATGCCATCGCTGAGTGCCTTTGAAATTCTTTTTATTTTACCATCGAAGGTTTCACCTTCTAATCGGTACTTCATGCGATCAATTTCTTCTGAAATAGGCATTGATGGGCCTAAGTATTCTGTGTTTCTCATGTGATATCATCCTATATTTATAGTGAACGTTTTTCCCCTTATAGGGCGTTTTTTACACTACGCATACGGGCAACAAGTCTCTCTGCTCTGTTAGTTACTTGCTGATACCATCTACTGTCAACCATTTCTACTGCAGCTCGATGCCAATCACCGACATCTACCGCTGCCTTCATTCCTTTAAACTTGCTTAATCGAGGATATCCCATGTTAAACATCATATTAGCAATAATTAACTGGACTTCTTCAGGCAATACGCTAAAGTTGGGATATAGGCGTGAGCACTCCGATAACACGGTTTCGACATCTTTAGCGAAACACTCATCGACTCGATTCGCTGAGACTGGTGTTCCAGGTGCTTGTCCATACTCAGGATCGCTATTGAGAATAAGATGACCAATCCCGAAAGTAGGGAGGTTAAGGTGATCCAAGTAGATTTCATACTTACATCCTTCATCGATTTTAAGTTCCTCTCTAAGCTGCTCTATATTCATGTTGTCCTCACTGTAGCTGCTTTAGTATTCTTAACATACTGTTTCTTTTTCTTAATGCCTTCACGTTTCTTTTTAGTTGTTGCTTCATATTCTTTAGCAGTGAGACTAGCTAGTTTAGCTTTAGGCAAGTATCTTTCGCCTGTAGCTTTATTACCTACAATAGAATTTTTACCGCTTTTAGTACCCCAATCCTGATCAGTCCATTTAATCATTGAAATAGCTTCTTTAGAAAGTGGCCCCTTACGTTTTCTTTTAGGAGGACTCATGTTGTATAGCCTCCACTCTTTGCTTTATATTCTTTAGCAACAGCTTGCATAAGCCTTGCACTTACTTGTCCGGGTTTACCGTACTTACCACTTGCTTTTAGTCTTTCAAAAATTGCTTTACGTAACTTTGGGTTAGTATAATTACCTGCACTATTAACAGTGCTTTTCTTTTTCTTTGCTAGTGGACCTGGTCTCTTCATCATTTAGCTTTCCCTTTAACCTTTTCAAATGTTCTAAGTCCACCAAGACCAAGCATACCCATAAGTACAGTCATCAGTGTTTCCATCTCGAACTCAGGTAGGGTAGGGATTTCTACAGCAAACCAACTAACAAAGAATAGGGTTATAGGCAATCCTACGAAGTGCCAGAATAGTGCAATGCCACAGGTCCAACCAATAAAGGGTCTCCAACCTGCTACAAACATATTACGACTAGCAGCTTCTGCTTTGTTTATTTCTAGTTGTCCTTTAGCTAACTCTTGAGCGTGTCGTTCACCCATGGTAGCTAACTCATGAGCAATCCTAGCCTTTTCATCTGCATCAGGAATAAACTTATCTAGTAGTCCTGTTACTGGACCAATTAAAGCTTGTATCATATACCAGTGCCTCCTTCTGATAGCCTACATTTAAATGCCTGTGGATTAAAATCAGGCATAGTTAAGATTGATTCTCTCATTTCTTCTGTTCTTTTAATACAACTACTGCGAGTTATATACGGTCCTCTTGTATCTACAAACTCATAACATTCGCTAGGGTTTGAGATAAGGCACGCTAATACTAGTGCTTCAAACATAATTAACTCTTATGTTCGTGTCCCATCCAAATTCCAAAGACACCTGTCATAACTCCCATAACTACAGATACGAAAGCTGATTGAGCACCAGTTGGATTATCTAATAGCATGAACCACTCAGCACAACGCCAAGACATTATTGTTGATGCAAGCATCATAAGACGTGGAAGTATTTTCCACTTAAGAAAAGTTTCTACTGTCATTTAGAGTACCACCGTAAATAAGAAAATAAATAATCCTATTGCAGCAACGATAACTGTTCCTATTAACGCTACCTGTTGTATAGTTTCAAACATTTCAGATTGTCTTTGCAATGCTTCTCTACGGGCTTTAGCTGCAGCTTCTTTAGCTTCTTGAATGCGTCTTGCTCTTTCATCTACAATACCTTTCCAGGTACCAGGACCAAACCGCATATCTACCATAGTAGCTATTTCCTGCATCTTTTCTTTAGCAATACGAGCATCTATTATTTCTCTGGCTACGTTATCAACTCCGAATTGATCACCTATACTCACAGCAGATGCTTTCTTGTTTCTAGTTTGTTGTACTTGTTTCTCACCAGCAAAGAGGTTATCAATGTGTCCTGCAATATCACCAATATCGTTTGCGGTATTGATCGCGCTCTTAATGCCATCTACGGCACTTTTAACAAGCGCAATTCCTGCTAGTGTTTCTGCTATCATTAGTACACTTCTACACTCCTGGGATCAACCCGTTTAGGAATACAGTATACCGTAACTCTGTCTTTAGGATCAGTAAACTGACTACTGACATAGTTACCATATCGTTTAGCTAGTTGGGAAGCGAAGTAGTTACACCTATCAATAGAGTAAAAATACATATCGTTACTAATAAGTGTTCTACTATCGCCAGTTCCCAAGTACGCCATTAATAAAAAGGCGTGTATCATAACTTCATTAGTAATGAAGCCGCTAGTCCAACCATTACTATGGTTGAACCCATTATCATTGCTTCGAGCCGCCACATACGTTTATCTAATGACTCAAGTTTACCGTGAACCATCTCATAACGTACTGCACATTCTTTTTCGTGGGCGTTTAATTCTAATTGAACACGTAGTTCAGGGGTGAGGTCTGAAGACTGTTCTAGTTTCATGCGTCAGGCCAATCGTTAATAGGTGCATTACCTACATTGCCCTCAGCGTCCACAGGAGCCTCGTACAGCGCGATAAAGGCTTCTAGGTTAGTCACACCGCTAATAGCTGCTTCAATCGCTCCTGAGGCTGTCCTGACGGATTGACGGTATGTTAGGATTTCTGAAGGGATTTCAGTATCTGTTTCTGCTTTGCGTGTAACGTACCAGTCAGAGGGAATAAGAAGCTCTGCTGCTTGCTGCTTTACTAGAGCAATAGCATTAGACTTCAAACCCTTACTAACTAGTTGTACACCGTCAGCACCTAGTATTGCGTTACCCTCAGCGTCAACTTCGTTCACATCTTCCAAAGACCTTGGAACATCTGCTGACCAATAGAACCTAGAGTCAAAGGAAGCAGGATCATCCTCCCAGATGATTTCCTTCTGTGCTTTTGTTTCTGCTGACCACACCATCCAGTTTCGGGGATGAGTGATACCATCATTATCCACCCAGCTTTTGCCAGCACGGATTATTCTTCCACTATATTTATATGCCATTGTAAAATCTCCGTTATCTGGCGTTTGCGTATTTAAATGGTGTTTCTGCGAAGGCGAGGTAGATGTAGTTTCCGCCGGATGCGTTATAATACCCATCTGTGTCCCTAATTTTGAAACCGTTAGATAAAAAGTCCACCTTCATATCACTTGTTAAAACGCTTTCGCTATAGCTTTCATTTGCAGCCAACGTGTTTGCTACCTCATTAAAGGGGCTTCTATTACTATCCGATATCCCCCACCAGCTTGTGCCATTAGACCGTTTTGTAAGGATAAACGAAGGCCGAAAGCCGGTGTAAACCATAGGCCCATTGCTGCTGCCGTTGCCGAAGTAGGAACCCACCTTGCTGTACCCATCAACGCTGTGAAAACAGTAGGCCACCTTATTGTTGTAGGTTAAAGCATTACCCAAATAACCGCCGTAGCTAATAACACTGCTAGTTGGATATGTGCTATTAAAGTGTGCTACTCCTGGGGTATATGCAGCACCAGTTGTATCTAAGTTCATCACCTGACTTGCTGTTAATGCGCCTGTGTGCATCACATACCAGTTTGTGCCACTGTCATCTCGCGGCTTGGCTATAACAAGTTCTGGTGCGCTGTT